TAGTTCCCCGGCGGGACGTTGTCGAAGGTGACGTTCCACGCGCCGGCCGAATAGGTCAGCGGCGTCGGCCCCTGCATGATCGCGCCGTTCGGATCCGCATCCGGATTCAGCGTGGCGGTCGCGGAAACCACGGTGCCACTGTAGGTGCCAGACAGAACCACGGTCTGGCCGTCGACGGCCGGCTGGCTCGTGATCTCGGATACGACGAGCGGGGTCGCGGCGACCTGCTGGCCGGCGCCGACGTCAGGGGTCAGGCCGCGGTTGTTGCCGAGGACGTCCAGCGTGGAGATCGAACCTTGCGATCCGAGCCCCTTGAGGGCGCTGCCCGCGCGCAGGTTGCTATTGATGTCGACGAACATGTCGGCCGCGGTCACCGCCTGCAGCCCATTCATGACGCCGTACATTGAGCCGGTGTAGCAGTTCTTGACGTTGCCGGTCACAGGCGTGGTGTTGAAGTTGTAGAACGCGCTGTCCTCGAAGTTCGAACCACCCCATGCCTGGTTCATCACGCTGTCGCACGAGCCGCCCGGGAGAACCACGAAGGTGGAACGGTAGGCGCTGAAGTCCCATGCCGTGTTGATCATGCGCGAGATCGCCACATCGGTGTAGACGAGGCAGTCGTTGGCGATCATCTTCTGCCATGCAGACACGTTGATCGCATCGGTCGCGCCGATACGGATGATGCAGCGGCGGAACTCCGGCTCCAGCTCCGGGTAGTCCCGGTTGTTCCAGATTGCGCCGGTGGACTGCAGATCCAGCTTGTAATCCTCGATCACGGTGCCGCGCGCGAGGCCGAGGTTGCTGCCGTTGCCCAGCGTCAGAGTCGCACCCGCCATGGACGGATACAGCGCTGCGGTGGCGGCGTTGTAGTTGTGGCGCAGATCTGCGCGCGGCCGGATGATGAAACGGTAGTCCGAGCTGGAATTCGCGTTGCCGAGCGACTTGCTGGCGGTCGCGGCCATCACCGAGCCCTCGAGGATGACGTCCATGCGCGAGCCGGCCGGATCCTGGGTGTTGGCCCAGTCGATGGCGGCATCGAGGTTCGGGAAGTCATCGCCGGCGGAGCCCCAGGTGCGCAGCAGGTTCGTCACGCTGACGTAGGTCTGATCCGCCGGCATGGCCAGCGAGCTGGCGGAGCTGAAGTGCAGCGTGGTGGTGCCGGCCGAGGTCGTGGTGATGTAGAAGGTCGCCTGTCCGGTGCCCTTCGCGATCACGACATCCTGCGACGGATTCGAAGTGCCAGAGGTGGCGACGGTCACGGTGATGTCCGCGTCCAGCGCGCCGTTGGCCTGCAGGGTGAAGAGCTGCGAATCGCCGATGCCGCCCGAGGTCGGGCCGCTCACGGTCACGGCGGTCGCAACCTGCGCGCTGACGTCGAACGTGTTCACGCCGCCGAGGTTCCAGCCGGTGAAGCCGCGGTAGCTGTGCAGCAGCACGAACGGGCCGGTGGCGCTGTCCGAGGCGAGGTAGTCGAAATCCTTCGGCAGGCGTCCGGTCACCATGGCGGTGTCGGTGGAAACCTGCGGCCAGATCGCCAGCTCCTTGACCTCCTGCGCGAAGCCGAGATCGATGGTCAGCGTATGCGGCGCGTTGTAGTTGAAGTCCGAGGAATACGGATTGCCGCCGGTCGGGTTGTTGTCCAGCAGGTTCGTGGCCACCTCGCCGTACTGGGTGTTCTCGGTGCTGGCCGTGATCGGCGACGTCGGGGTGGTCAGATCCACGCCGCCCGGGGCGGAGCGCAGCTCCAGCTCCTGCGCCGACCACTGGTTGTTGTAGCTGCCGTTGGTGGCCAGCACGACGAGCCGGTGGAAGCGGTAGGCATAGCCGGATGCGCCGCCGGCCTGCACGTTGTTCGACGCGGGCTCGGGGCCGAACGAGGCGACCGCTGCGGCGCCGGTGGCGTCGAAAACGCCAGTGCCATCGGTCGGCGCGGCATAGGACACGGTGATGGTCTCGCCGGCCTCGAAGGCGTTGGTGCCGTACAGGCGGATCTTGCCGATCGATGCATCCCAGCTCATGCCGGTGAAGGCATGCGCGCCGGTGACGGAGCCGGTGACCGTGAAGGCGGACGTTGCCGGCTTCTTGGTCGCATCGGCGTTCCAGTCGAAGATCGCCGCATCGAAGTCGACGTAGACGCCGTTGCCGGAAAGGTTGTCGGCGATGGCGCTGGCGAAGGCCGGCGCGGTGGCCGGCGGCGCGTCCGAGGTGACCACCTGGTTCCAGTCGCCGTGCAGGCTGGTGCGCTCCGCATCGGACAGGACGCCGGAGAACACCATGAAGGTCGACATCGGCCCTTCGTCCGCATAGATCGGCGTGTCGGTGCGATACAGCAGGCGCAGCGGGTTGTTGCCGCGGTTGCCGGTGGTGCCGTCGCTGCCGCTGTCTGGCGCGACGTTGACCCCGTCGATGGTCATCTTCAGGTAGCTGGTGCCCGCATCGCCATCGACCGAAATGATGAAGTCGTGCCAGCCCACAGACGGACGCGGGAAATGGTATCCGCCGCCACCACCCGCGTTGTTATTGGCCCAGAACCACATGCCGCCATCGCCGGCCTGCGGCATGAACTGCAGACCGCCCCATGCGCTCTCGTAGGGCTGGCCGACCTCGAATGCCACACCGGCGTCGTTGTCCGCGGAGATGTACAGGCGGAAGGCGAACGTGATGGCGTTGACGCTCGAGTTGTCGAAGGTGCCCATCCACAGCGCCGCGTCAGCGCCGTTGCCCTGCAGGACGGTGCCGTAGGCGGGGTCATTGACGAACGAGCCGCCCGAGTTCAGCGTGTAGCTCTGGCCGGCGGCGATGTCTCCTTCGGTGCCGTTCAGCGGCAGGTAGTGCAGCAGCTTGGCACCGAGGGCATTGCTAGTGTTGATAGTGGTCATCTAAGTTCCTCGTTCAAGGACCGACTTTGGCCGGCGCTTTCAGCGGCGCGATTGCGCCCCATGCGTAGGTGTGGTCGCGGCTGCGCTTCTCGGCTTCGTTGGCGCCGGCATCGACGTTGCTCTTCACTGCCGCCAGCCAGTTGTCCAGCTTCGCGCAGGCGGTCGCCACTCTCGGGTTCGCGTACTCGGGGAAGTAGTCGCGCCGGATGTAGACATACGACACCGCGGGCCATACTGCCACGTCGCGCTCCGCCCACACGCTGCCGTCAGGGCCATGGAACATGTCGGCCTGCCCGCCCACGCCGTAGGCATTGATGTTCCCGCTGGAGTCGCGCATCTGGTACGTCCAGTCGGTGTACTTGTTGACGTAGTCCGTCCAGTCGGTCGGCACCGGATCGCCATCGGGGAAGTTCTGGTAGCCGGCGTGCCAGATCGCCGCGGAGGTGTCGGCGATGTAGGAAACGTACTTCCGATCCATCACCGTGATCTGGTAATCCAGCGCGGTCTTGCAGTGCCCGCCCTTGTTGTACATGGCCTGCCAGAAGCCCGTCTGCTTCATCAGCATCATCACATGGGCGATGTAATAGCCCAGTCCGCCGCCGGCGTCCTCCGTCTTGCCGTTGTTGATCTGGAAGTGCGTGCCCAGCTTGCGGATGCCCTCGGCGTACAGGCTCTGCTCGTTGTTGACCTCGATGGGAACGTAGAGATCCTCGTACACGCGCAGCAGATGGTTGCTGAACAGCTCCTCGATCAGCGCACGGTCGATGCCGAGGCGGTGCTTCGAGGACAGCTTCCACATGATGGCGAAGTGCAGCCAGATCCACGCCATCGAGCGCACCATGAAGTTCTCGTGTGGATCCCAGTTGCCGGCGCCGCCCTTGAGCGCGTAGAAGGCGTCCCACTTGCCCATCAGCGTATGCATCGGGCTGTTGAAGATCAGCGAGGCCCAGCCGGCCTGGCAGTACATGTGCAGGCCATCGCGGCCGGAACCGTTCCACACGAAGTGGCCGGTGTAGTCGCGGTGCGTGTCGTTGTCGCCGTCGCGCATGTCCGCGCGCACATCGATCTGATTCGGGTTGGCGTAGTAGTGGCTCGAGTAGTACTCGTGCGACATCAGCCAGGTGCCGTCGAAGAGCTGGCGCGTGGTGTCCGCGAGCTGCAGCGTGTTCGGGTTCGTGACCCAGTGGCCGGAGTGGTTCGCATAGGCCATGCAGAATTCCCATGCGACCGTCTTCCACGGCACGTTGCCCGAGATCCGGTTGCCGGCCGGGGTGGTGATGTAGTAGGCGAGGATCGACGGGATGAAGCCGCGATCCTGGCGGACGCCGCCCGGGCCGGTGTAGCGGTTGTGCTGGGAGAACGAACCCGGCTCGTAGCCCCAGCCGTCCCAGCTATTGGCATGCGGTGGCCAGCGGGCGTTGAAGTCATCCAGGTACGGATCGTCCGGCTGGAAGTCCACATCCGGCAGCGGCCACTGCGGCGTCGCGAACATGTGGTGCAGGCCGTTCATGTTGTTGCCCTGATAGCCGCCGGTGATGAGCGGCTCCACGCCGTTGAAGGCGTAGTTCTTCTTCGCGATCGATGGACGCAGGAAACGGTCATCCAGGCCGGCGTACCAGCGCTCGATCTGGGTGCTGCGGCTCGGGGTCTCGTTGACCCAGACGAGCTGCTGCGCGGTGTCCCAGTGCGGCCGCAGCGCGGCGGTGGTCGAGCGGGTCTGCGAGCATTGCGGGCTGTTGATCGGCAGGCCGTCGTGCATCTCGAAGGTATGCAGCACCGTGCCGGCCTTATTCTTCATGACCACCTTGAACGGCTTCGGGAAGGCGGTGTGCTTGCTCTTGTCCCAGTAGGTGTCGCGCGGGTAGCCCGTCCAGTCCGCGCGCACCGCGGCGGCGCCGATTACCTGGTACAGCGGCTTGGTGCCGGATTCGGTATTGCCGGCATGCGAGGCCAGCAGCGTGAAGCCGAACTCATGCTGCCAGTGCAGCACGCCGGAGGTGGTCTGCCAGACCGCGATATCGCCCTTCTCGCTGGCGATGTCCGCATCCTCGTAGACGAAGTCATCGTCGCGGCGGTCGAGGATCGTGGTGCCGACGAGGAACGGGGCATTCTCGTTTTCCCAGTTCCAGACCTCGAAGGAATACGGCGCGTCCGGATCCGCGGTGACGTCCGGCGCGGCAGGGCCGGTGCCGGAGGGCAGGAAGCGCGGGCCGGAGATCGCGAGGCCGGCGCGCACGCCGAGGCCGTTGTTCGCCGTGAAGTTGCCGCTGACCGTGAAGTCGTAGCTCTTGACCTGGTCGGCCGTCGCGCCCATGGCCATCTGCGCTTCCTTGGACAGGCCCAGCGTACCCTGCAGCCAGTGGCCGTTGCCCTCGATGCGCAGGATCGACTTCCCGGTCGACATGTCCGCAGCGGTGGCGATGGCCGTTCCCTTGAGCTGGCCGAGGCCGGTCACCTGTCCCGCCGCCGTGGTCAGCGCGCCGGTCGAGGTGACGTTGCGGAACTCGACGCCGGTGGCGAACGGATTCGCCGCGTTCGGGTCGCTGTCGCGGAAGCAGCGGATGGTGCGGACGTTGCCCATCGCCGTGTTCAGCGCGTCCACCCATGCCAGTTTGTTGGCAGCGGCATTGAGCAGAGCGCGCAGTTCGGGATTGCAGGAGAGAGACATGGAGGTTCCTTATGCAACAGGGGTCATCGGGATTGCGACGTAGCCCACCTGGCCCTGCGGCCCAACCGGCCCGCCGGTGGTGGTGACAGTCACGCGGCCGCGCAGACCGTTGATCGTGGTGAGGCCCGATCCGCCATCGCTCTGGTTGTTCAGCGCCGCGGTGCCTTCGAAGATGCAGTCCTCGCAGATCACATCGACGTCCGGATCCTGGTTCCAGATGAAGGTCGCGTCCTTGCCGTCGACCAGATCGCAGATGAAGCGCACGCGCCGGAAGATGTAGGAACGCGGGCGTCCGGTGTCCACGCCCTCGTCGCCGATCCGCACCATGTCGTTCTGCATCGCGTCGCCGAACTTGTGGATGATCGAGTCCTCGACGAGGAGGCTTCCGCCGTTCGGCAGCTCGACTTCCCTGCCCTCCCGGCTGTTCTCGATCAGGCACTGCTTGAGCTCGGTATAGGCCGCGCGCGACTTGACGTTGTGGCCCTTGACCGCGTTATGGAAGCTGGTGCGCAGCGCATACCAGGACTGGTTGTTGTGGCCGGCGTAGATGTTGTGGCTGAAGCCGTCGCCGGCGCCGTTCGTGCCCAGACCGTTCGCATCGAGGTCGCAGTCGGTGAGGCGGATCGTGCCGGTGAAATCCGTGTTCCCCCACAGCATGCCGTTGTTGCAGTTGGTGATCCGGACGTTGTTTACGTTCAGGGACACGCCGCCGTTCGGACAGATGCCGCGCGCGTCGCCGCCGGTGTTGCGAGCGCCCTCCACGACGAGGTCGCGGATGTTGAAGGTGCCGCCGTCGCCCTCGAAGTTCAGGATCGCCTTCTCGTAGGACGGACGGTTCGCGCCGCCGGTGCCGTAGTCGAACTGCAGCAGGGTCAGGTGCGGACGCTGGTCGCTGCCGTTGGACGCCACGGCCTTGCCGAAGATGTAGTAGACCTGCGTGCCGGTGCCGTACTTCGTCGCCGTGGCCTCGGCCGACAGGCCGTTGCGCAGGATGATGGCGGTCTGCCCGGGCTGGAACGCATTCCATGCATCGGCCAGCGTGTAGTACTTGTCGGTGCCGATCTGGACCAGCTCGGTCACGGGGCCGTAGCCGCGGGTGACGTTCTTGTCCGGATCGCCCTTCAGGATCCACTGCAGCGAATCGTTGATGTCCGTGCCCTTAATCCGCATCTGGCAGATCGCGCCCGGATCGGCCGGCGGTGCATAAGGCTGCGCATTCGGCAGCAGGTAGTCGAGGCCGAACTTGAAGGTGCGCCCGCCCGTGTCATCCTGCTTCGCCGTGACGATGATCTCGTCCGCGCTGGAGAAGTTGACCGGATTGGCGAAGGTGATCGGCATGGTCGCGACCACGGCGAAGGTGTCGGACACGGCGCCGTCGAGGGTCACCACGCCGTTCGCATCCGGCTGGACGCGCACTTCGGCGCGCCGTCCGCCGCTGGAGCTGCCCGCGCCACCGGTGGGCGCTGCCCATGCGACGTCGGTGGAGGCAGGGCCAGTCTTCGTCAGCACCTGTCCCGCGCTGCCGCCGTCAGGCAGCGTCTGGCCGGAGGTTCCCGGCAGACCCTGCTCGCCCTCGGGAATGCCGAAGTCGAGGACGGCGTCCGAGCTGGTGCCGCTGTTGGTGACGGTTGCCTCGCTTCCCGCGGGCAGCGTGGTGACGGTGCCGACCTTGACGGTCGCCGCTGCGCCGGCGGGGCCAGGCTGCGAGGATCCGCCGTTGCCGCCGGCGAGGTTGTTCGCGGTGACCTTCCACGCCTTGCGCTTCGTGTCGTACATCACCTTGATGTACAGGTTCATCGCGCCGCCGATCGACAGGCTGGGCTTGATGGTGCCATCGAGCTGGACGAACGGGGCGGAGTTGGAGGTCAGGACGTAGACGTTGGAGTCCTCGGTGACGAACTCGAGCTTGAACTTGTTCGACGGCGGGACGAAATCCAGGGCCACGCCCATGTCGCCGCGAAGCGGGTAGCTGCTGCCCGAATCCGTGGCAACGGGACGAAGGGTGTTGGTTGCCATGCTGTGCCCTTATGCGAGGCCGTCCACGCTGCGCGGGACGATGATGTTGAAGGTCGGATTGAGGCCCATCCCCTGCGCGGTATCGGCAGACAGGGCGAGTTGTTTGCCCGAGCCGACAACGCCGAGAGTCATCATGATCAGCCGCGCATAGTTGGCGCCGCCGGACAGCTCCGCAGTCCAGGTGCCGGTGTCGAGATCCGCGGTCGCGATGTTCGAAACCGACGAGATCGTGCTGTGGTTCACACCGATCTGGGTGCCATCGTTATAGATGGGCATCTGGCCGGTGTATTCTGCGGTGAGCACCACCGTTCCATCGCGTTTGAGCGTCAGGCGCTGGGCCGTGCCCATGGCCGCTTGCACGGCCTGCGCGCCGGCGAGGCGCTTGCTGCCGGAGGCCGCTGCGGCGATCGCTGCCTTGTACTCGGTGAGGGTGGTCGCATCGAACGTCACACCCGGGTCGCTCGTCACGACGCCTTCCCACGGATAGCTGCCGATGAACTGGTCGGCCACGCTGGTGCTGCCCGTGCCGCCACCGGTCGCAACCGTCGCCCAGACCATGGAGTAATCGTTGTCGCTGTTCTTCATCAGCACCTGGCCGGTGGTGCCGCCGGCCGGGACGCCGTAGATCAGGTCGCCATTGCCGTCCACCACCGTGGTCGGGCCAGGCTCGCCCTGCGGGATGCCGAAGTTCAGGACTGCCTTGTCGCCGGTGCCGACGTTCGTCACCGTGGCCTGCGATCCCGGCGGCAGGGTCTCGACCGCGCCGACCACCATCGTCCCGGTGCCGTTCAGCCCCGGCGCGCCGCGCGGGATCTTGAAGTCGAAGATCGCATCGACGAGGGTGCCGCGGTTCGTGATCTCGGCGTTCTCGGTATAGGGCACGGATTCGACGGTGCCGACCTGGATCGATGCCGACGCCCCCGGCGTTCCGGGCAGCGGGTTCGGATCCCCTGCCCCCATGTAATCGCCCTCGGGATCGATGTGGGCCAGCAGGTCGAGGTAGGTGTCGTAGTCGGGCACGACGGCGTTGAACTTGTAGCTCTTGCCGGTCTTGACGTCGAGGACGCTGAACTTGTAGTAGCTGGGCACCGAGCCGAGGATGTTCGGCCACAGGTGCAGCAGCGCCCAGCCTTCCGAGTCAGAGCGCGCGGTGATGGTCTTCGGCAGCACGAAGCCGTTGTAGGTGGACACGCCCACCAGCGTTGCGGTCAGGATCGCGTCGACGATGGGATTGCCATCGGCGCCGTTGTACCGACCGATCATGGTGCGAGTTGGGATAGACATTGGCGTCCTCAGATGCGGTTGAACTGGACTTGCATTTCGGGCCGACCGTAGGTCTGGGCGGCGCGGAGCTTGGCGGCTTCGCAGGCGGCGTTGAACAGCGAGCCGTAGCCTGCAGCGAGCGATGGGTTGGAGAAGGCCTGCCCGGGGATCATCAGGATCTTGCTGGCCGCGCCGAGGGCGATGTCGTTGGCGTAGTCCTCGAAGAGCATGTCATCCACGCGCGAGCATTTGCGATCCGGCTTGAGCGCGGCATGCACGGTCATCATGATTTCGCCGACCTGCGCGGGAGCCGAGTCCAGCACGAAGCCGATGTCGCCGAGCTGGCGCAGCACGCGCGGCGTTCCGGTCGGGACGCTGGCGCCGGCGAAGTAGCTGTTGCCGAACGACGGCGCGCCGAACGCGGGGCTGTCGACCCCGTGGACGATCAGGCGGGCGTCGCCGTAGAACGCGCGGTAGACCATCAGCACCCGCTGCTGCTCCGGCTGATCCCATTCGTACTGCAGGATCCCGTCGATGACGGTGATCGGGTCGAGGTCGGCCTTGATGATGTGGCTGCGGGTGGCCAGCTCGATGCAGGCGTCGCGGACATACTGCTCGAGCAGCAGGTCAGAGGCTCCCGGCGCGAACGGGCGCACATACGGGTAGAAGTCCTCGAGCAGCTTCATACGCCGCCTCCCTGGATGGCAGGCCCGCTGGGCAGCGAGCTGCGGTTATAGAACTGCGGCTGGAACGCGGCATCCTTCTGCAGCTTGATGCCCAGCGTCGCGGACAGCGCCTGCAGATGCAGCGACGCCGCCTGCGGGTTCGCCTCGACGTCCTTGCAGTAGCAGCGGAAGCAGACGTAGGACACGACGGCCTCGCGGTAGATGTCGGCGATGTCCAGCACCTGGGCGTCGGCGGTAACGTCGGTCGGCAGCACGGAGGCGATCAGCTCGATGTGGGTGCCGGCCTTCGCCGGCGGGAACGTCAGGAAGACGCGCGGCAGGCGGTTGTCGTAGGTGAAGTGCTTGATGTCATCCGAAGACGAGCGGGTGCGCCACTTCGGATCCTGGATGGCCAGCACCGCGGGATCGATGAAGGTGACCTCGCGGCCAGAGGTCTGGCTGGCGATGTCGAGCAGGCGGACGCAGTCGGCAGGAAGCTCCTGCTTCGCGCCCTCCACACAGGTGAAATCGATCAGGCGGGAAATGGCGTCCGGACGGTAGATGCCGATGAAGAGCTGGGCATCGCTCATCCAGCGGAAGAGTTCCGGGTCAAGCCAGCGGTCGCCATCGGCATCGCCGGTAATGTCCCTCACACGGCTCTTGATGTCGCTCGCAAGCATGCCGGCTCCTTACTTGGATTTGGGTGCTGCCTTGGGCTTCGGCTGCGCCGGGGCTTCTGCAGGCTTCGGGTCTTCCTTCACCAGTTCCATGTGCGGCAGCGAGGCCAGCTCGCGCGTGTACATGTAGATGACTCCGGTCTTGGTGTTCTTCAGGCGACGCATGGGATCCTCACAAAAAAGGGGGCGAGCCCGTGGTTACGGACTGCCCCCTGTTCTCAGAAGCGATTACTTCTGGATGTGGCTGTGGACCAGCGCTTCCGGCTTGGTGACTTCGAAGCCGAAGACGTTGAGGCCGCGGAGCAGGTCACCGAAGGTGGTTTCCGAGCGGATGGACTCGGTCTTGGTGATCTGCGAAGCGAAGGAGATCGCATCGCGGGTGCCAGCCATCACCTCGTAGGCGGTGACGGCGCCGTCCACGCCCTGCGGCAGATTGTTGCTGGAGTAGATCGTGAAGCGATCGATCATGCCCACGCGGCCGTTCCGCAGGATGGAGGTGCCGTCGCCGGAGATCGAGGCTTCGCGCAGATCGGACTTCTTGATCATTGCGCAGACCCACGCCGGCAGGAGCAGCCAGCGGCCGGTTTCCGGCACGTTCTGCTCGTCGAGCACCAGGCCCATGTCCACGATCCAGTCGAGGACGTTGGCCTTGGTGATCTGCAGCGGCGCGCCGGCTGCGCCCAGGTTGATGTCGCCCGACTTGATGCCGGCGTTCGCACCCTGGTTCTTCGCATGCGCTTCGGCATACACCACAGCGAAGACGCTCGATTCCACGGCGATCTTCATCTGCTCTGCAGCGTCCTGACCGAACTGGTCCATCAGCTTGATGTCGGCCTGCACGGCATCGACGTCGTCGACCACGACAGCGAAGTACTTCGCCTTGTCGACCACCAGCTCGATGACGGTGGTGCCCGGACGCTCGGTCTGCAGGGTCTGACCCTTCGAGTAGTCACGAATGGTGACGGTCGGGACGGAGCGGATCTTGACCTTGTCGCCTTGGTCCTTGATCTCGCCTTCCCAATCGTTGTTGGTGATTTCGGTCAGGCAGGTCGCCAGATAGAACTTGACGGCCAGCTTGCCGGACCATACCTCGGGAATGAACTTCCCGACGTAGTTGTCGACGCCTGCTCCGGCGCCGTACAGATCGCCGCTGACTGCTACGGACATGATGTACCTCGTTCAGTTGTGCTGCGCGCGGTCAGCCGATGATTCGGCGCTCCCGCTGCGCAGCGAAGATGTCTTGCTCAATCCGCGCAATCTCGGCTTGATCCTTCAAGCGGCCGGAACGCACATCGTCGTAAAACTTCTGGATCTGGGCGCGCGAGTAGGTGGCTTTGCCAGCTACCGGCGGCGGAGCGCCATGGTTCACTTCGGGCGTTACCTGCTGCTCGAGGCTCGGGCTCGAGGCTGCACGGGACACGGTCGACTGATAGGGATATGCCGTGAAGAAGGCTGCAATCCGATCCACGTTCAGGCCGTTGTAGGCCTCGTTGAACGCTTCCTGGCGCGAGCGGCCAATCAGCGGGTCAAACTCCGACAGCCACTTGAGGAAACCTGCATCCGTGTTCTGCGCTTCCCAGTGCGGCACCTTTTCGCCGAGCTTGCGGAAGAAGGCGTCTTCGGCGGACTCCGCCACCAGCCTTTCCGTGCGCTCGAGGCGCTCTTCCAGCGGCGAGAGATCCGGGGCCGCTGCAGTCGCGGGGGCTTGCGGCACGTTGGCCTTCACCACCTTCTGCACGACGCCGAGGAAGTCCTCGCCGAACTGCTCACGCTCTTCGTCGGTGAGCTGCACGTTGACTGGCGCGGCGCTGCGCGCTGCCTCCAGTTGCGCGGTCAGGTCAGCATTCGCGGCTTTCAGATCCTTGAGCTCCTGATGGAGCCGCGGGACTTCGGCGCGGTACTTGCCGTCCAAGACCTTGAATCGATGCTCCCAAGTCTGCTCGAAGGCAGGTGTTTGGGCTGGTGCGGCCGGGGCTGCGGGAGGGGTTGCTGGCGCTGCGGTCTGCTGCTGCGCTGGCGGCTCCTGCGGCTGCTTGGCCGGTTCCTGTTGCTGCTGGGTCTGCTGCTGTGCGGGAGCCGGCTGTCCGGTGTTCCCTTGGGCCTTCGCGATCATCGCGTTGGCGCGTTCTTCCTGCTCCACGATTGCACGGGGCAATGGCATATCGATTTCTCCGTGAGTCTGAGGAAGCCACCCTCGTCGGTCGCGACTCCAACTTGGGATTGCTCAGGTATTCACATCTGCATTAATCGGCGGCGTGCGAGTCCCTGCGGGGTGTTCGCTTACCGTGCTTTCCGGGCTTGGGCCAGTCGTTCAGCCGCGGCTCCGGAATCAGCGATCTCCTTGATGAGCAGGCTGAAGGCTTTTGCCTCGCCCGCCTTCGCGGCGATCGCATTCCCTGGTTCGCCGGCGAGCAGCTCCACTTCTTCGTGGCGCTCCGCGCGCAGGCGCTGCAGCAGGGAGAGGAAATCAGGAAGGTGCAGACGAATGTCGTTCAATGCTGCGATCTCACGTTCATTCAACTGCACTTCGTCCTCCTGAAATTGAGCGGATCATATCGACGGATCGACCGTTCCTCCTTCATCAACCGGCAGGGCTGGCGTTGGGCAGACCCTGCGGCGCGGGCGGCTGTTGCTGGGGTGCGCCTCCAGGCGGCGGCAGCGCGCCGCCGGGAGCGCCGGCTTGCGCCGCCTGCATCTGGGCCATCTGTGCCATGGCGAGCTGCTTCTGCTTCAAGGCCGCTGCGCTCGGGATGATGTCGTTGACGTCCATGTCGAGACCCTTGGCGAGCTGGCGCAGCAGCTCCGCCCTGCCCTCGATACCGAGGATCTGGATGTCGATCGGGTTGCTCGTGGCCTGCAGGAACTCCTGCCGGCGGAGCTGGACGTTGTCCTTGATGATGGTGGCCACCACGCCGGAAGGCACGAGATCCATGTCGCCCTTGATCGACGGATCCGGGTCGTAGATCATCAGGTGTTCGAACAGGCGGCGC